TTGCTGGAGATACAATTAGATTTTTAGATGCTGCAGGTACTGCAGGAACAACTAATTTTACAATAGCAAGAAACGCAAAGCCAATACAGTCTTTGTCAGAAGACTTAATTGTTGATGTTGCCTCAGCATCATTTGATTTAGTATATTACGATAACGCAACAGGATGGAGAATAGCATAATGTCAAATTTAAAAACGATACTTGGCGGAGGTAGCACAACCGCAACAAGCGCAGCAACAAACCTTACTATCCCTATGACAGAGCTAATTCCTGGACCACTACCTACATTTGCTACATGGCAATGGTATTGGGGAGATTCAAATGAAAATAATGGCGGATACCAGGTTTATGATAGCGGCTTGAATATGATTTCATCACAAAAAGCAGGATCAACACACTCAGACACTGGAGACGTAAACATTTCTGCTAGATGGACAATCTACGGTAATGGTAGAGCAGAAATTATGACAGGTGATCAAAATAATGGTCAAGGTGGATCTTCAGGACAAGCCTATTGGACACAATCAAACTATACATCAAACTCAGAAGCATATGGTAATATGGGATGCTGGTCAAATGGACAATGGGGTAGTGCACACTTTAGATTCCCAACATATAATGCGGTTGGAAATACTTTTGCAAGAAACCCTTCCTACTTTGGTCCTTATAAAGCTAGAACTGGCGTAGTTATTTGCAAAGAGGGCGTAAGACCAAGATATAGTATCTGGCAAGATAATGCTGATATTCGTTTCCATATTCGTGGAGTTGCAGAGTCAAACGGCGGCTATATTGATAGAATTTCTAATATATCAAGTGCAACCTATTCAACATGGGGAAGCATTGGTAGTGGTTATGGACAGGTTGGATATAACGACAGAACTAGAACATTTGTTTTGATTGAATCAACAACCAATAACACTAATAGAATACACGTATGGAAAAACCTAAATGATGGCAGAAGCCTTCAAAGCCCATTAATGGGTGCAGGATATGCTCACAACTTCTTTGCAGAAGCAAAGTCAGGCGGAACCAATGGGGTCAAAGCTTCATATCGATTCTATGATTTTACATGGGCGTCAGGCGGATCAACACAGGCAGAGCCTACATACAGGAAAAGAGTAATTGTTGGAGACAACGGTATAATTGGAATGTCTAGAATGTGCCAACAGGGCAATGCAACAGAGTATGCGACACTAGATTTAGTTTCAGCTACACCAGGAGCTTCTGCTACGGCTCAATTAAATACCGCTTCTTATCGTCGTATGGGAAATACAACCTCATATGGAATTGATCAGGGTGACAGATACGGAATGAACCATAATATAACTTGGGACAATTCGGTTGTAGCATGCTACGCTCCATATTACTACTATGGTTCTGGAATGCATGCTTATTACATTGATACTTATAACCCAACACGTACATTTGTTTCTGAAAATAACTCATCTACTAATGGATGCTCAATAGTTCCAATTGGAGAAGGTTCATTTATGTGGAGAGCAAATGAGTGGAATATGGACAGCGGACAAGGATTTAGAATGGCCTGGCTACCAATAAAGCAAATGTTTACAAACTTAAAAGATCAAAATGGTTCAGCAATTTCATTAAATGCAACTATTAACCCAGAGCTAACGGGAAGCAATGGCTACATGTTTGATTCGTTTTATAATAGCACTCAATACGGAGCGCTACACGTTATGGATAGATGGGTAACAACATGAGTAAAAAAATTACATTTGACGGATCTTTTCCAAGATTTTCCGAAGACGGCGAATACGAAACAGCGCTAGATACAAATCTTATACATAGATTTTATTTAGATGGAGAAGAACTAAAAGACAAGTACCCTGGAAAAACCGACGAGGAAATTGTCGAAATAGAGTTGGCGGCACATGAACAAAGGTTGGCCGATAACGCTGCTCAAAACGCAGCGATAGCAGCCGAAAGAGAAGCACAGCAATAAAAAAATGGAAAAGTGTATAGGCGTCCTAAAAGACATTATGGTATACTTTACTAACAAGGAGATATAAAAAATGCCAGATTATTCAAGTTTATCAAGCCAGGTCGACCTATTTAAGACAAAGGTCACGGCCCTATCAAGCTCAACGCTAAACTCTCAAGACCTAGTCTTTTTAGCAAAAGCGTTAGAATCAATGGGCAATCTTCTAGGAGTTAACGATATTGTTTCTGCTACATCATCGAAGGTAACAGAAATTCAAACAGCTTCTTCGGGAGCCGTTGCAAGTGTTAACACAGCAGGGTCTACACAGATCGTTGCGGTTAACTCGGCTGGAGTAGCAAATGTTGCAGCCATCCAATCTTCGATAGATAACTACACAATTTATACAAACATGGGAGTAATTTAATATGGCAACAGTAAGCTTACCAAGCAGATTTTATGCAGACACAATTCCTGCATCAGAAACATCAGTTTATACAACACCAGCAGCACAGATTGACGTTGTTACATCTTTAACATTTGACAATCTAACAAATGCAACAAGAACAGTAACACTAAAGATGGCAGGAAAGTTCTTTGTAAAGGCCTTAGATGTTCCACCACGTGCAATTATTGTTCTTGACGTTAAGCAAGTTCTTAACACAGCAGAGACTATTCAGATAAGCGCAGACGCTGCGGACTCTATCTCAGTATTTATCTCTGGCGTAAAAATCAATCAAGTATAATTTAACTATTTAAGGGAGAACTAAAATGGCAGTAAATACAACAACAAACCAAGTCTATATACCAGGTTTTGAAACAAACATTCAAAACGTGGTTACTCCACTTGCTAATACAACAGCAACTGCCATTACAACGTTACAGAGCGGAATCCCAAATCAATTTGCAAGCATACTTGGAAAATTTCCAAGTGCTTCTACTTCAAGAGATAATACAGAGCCTTCTCCCTACCCACTTTTTGCTATCTGGACAAACCAGGATAACTCTAGAAAAGCGGGATACTCTGTAATTAACTCTGAAATGCAAGTTGTTGCAACAAGTAGATTAAATAACCGTCAAGGTGGATGGACAGATGTAGATCTTTCCGACCTCAGCAACTGGTACGAAGATTATAGAGGACAAACTTATACTAACGGTAACCCAACTTCTAACAACTGGAGCACACATTCAGGCGGCGGAACAAACATGAATGGCCATGAAGGCAACATGCTATACAGCTTCCAGGTTTTCGGCAACTACGGAGGCACACAGTTTAATAGACAAGGCGACTGGGGACAATTTACATCAAGAAGCGGAACAATTATTGGTGCAAGAGGAGTTCGACCAAGAGCCAGCCACTACTCAACAGATTCAACTTTTCAGATAAGACTGAGAGGTCAAGTTTACGGATATCTTGATCAAGTTAACCTAAACTCAGCAACATACGCAAATTGGGCTGGACGATCAAATCGTGGAATGTCATCATACAACGACAGAACAAAAACATTAGCAGTAGCTGAATCAAATACAGCAAATCAAATTCGCTTACACATTTGGAGAAACACAAACCCTCTACATAATTTAAATGCTAATAACTATGAGGCTGGAGACCTTCATAACTTCTTATCAGAAGCAAAGACGGCGGGGCCTTCAGGAACAACAGCTAGATATTCATTCTATGATTTCACATGGACATCATCTGGTTCAACACAAAATGAGCCTTCTTATGTAATGAGACTTATCATGGGAGACAATGGAACAATTGGTTTTTCAAGAAATTCTCAGCAAGGAAACGCTCATCAATATGGATGGTATATTCCAACAAACCCAGGAACCCCTGGTAACTCTGGAACTGGAGCATTTACAGATAGCGGATCAAACCTAGCAAACACTACTTCATATGGCATTGATCAAAGAGACGGTGCTGGAATTAGAACAAATATTTCATGGGATAATAACTGGATCATTTCCTATGCCCCTTATTACTACTACCACTCTGGAATTAATTGTCACGCTATTTACACACAAGATCCAACAAAGTTCTACTACTGGAGAAATACAGACCAAACTAATGGTTTGTCCCCAGTACCATTTGGAGAAAGTTCTTTCATCATGTGTTACTCAGTACAAAACGGAGACACACCTGGGCCTCATTTATACTATGCAAACCCACAAGCTGCTTTTGAAAATGGATACAGAAATGATGGAACCACTGTTGCAAACGCTGGAGATCTTCAACCATTCAACGTAAACATGCACTATATGTTTGATTCAATGTCTAATACAACACAGTACCCACACATTTCAGTAATGCCACACTGGACAACGGTCTAAGGAGAAAAAATGAGCGAAAATACAACAGCAACAACAACATCACAGATAATTCACCCAGGACTTGAAGATTCAATCAGATCTATTATTACACCTATAGTAGCTGCAAACAACACTGCGCTTACAGCAACTACATCAACAATTGCTGCAAGCATATCTACTCTTTCAGGTAAGATTGCATCACCATTAATATCAAGAAACAATAACGAAGTTTCTCCTTATCCAACATTTGCTATATGGACAAACGATAATAACAATAAAGCTGGATTTAATATTATTAACTCAGATTTCCAATCAATTGGTTCAAATTCTATGCCAGGATGGTTTGGAGGCTATCAGGATCCAGATCTTAATTCAATGCCTAACTGGTATGAAGATCACCGTGGACAAACTTATACACAGGGAAATCAGTCATCTGGACAAAACACAACATACTCTGCAAACTCTACAGTTGCAGGATCTGCAGACGGACATAATTATTACAGACCAAATCTTCACGGAGGATTTGCTGGAAACTGGATGAATCATTTTGGTCAACATGGACAGTTTACTACACGATGCGGAACAGTAATCGGAGTAAGAGGAGTTAGACAAAGAGTAAGCCACTGGTCAAATGATGCAGAATTTCAAGTAAGATCTAGAGGTATGGTAACAGGCTATTACGATAGAGTCTCTTTAAATAACGCTGCTTACGCAACTTGGGCGGGACGCACAAACCGTGGAATGTCATCATACAACGATAGAACTAAGATGCTTGCTGTTGTAGAATCAACTACCACAGGAAATAACATTCGTTTACACGTATGGAGAAACACTAGCCTTAGCTTAAATGATTTTTCTCACAAGCCAGGAACGCTTCATAAGTTTTTATCAGAAGCTAAAACAGCAGGTCCTTCAACAGGAAACCAACTAAGTACTAATAAGAATTACGCATTCTATGACTTTACATGGACGTCACCTGGCTCAACAAGAAATGAGCCAGCCTACCACATGAAGATAATTCTGGGAGATAGTGGAGTAGTTGGATTCTCAAGATACAGCCACGATGGAAATGCTCAAAAATATGGATACTTCTTACCAACATCGCAAGGCACTGCAGGTAACTCAGGAATCGGAACATTTACAGATACCAACATTGATCTAGGAAATACAACATCATACGGTATTGATCAATCTGAGCACTTTGGACAAAGACACCAGATTACTTGGGATAATGAGTGGGTTGCAACATACTCACCTTACTACTACTATGAGTCTGGAATTAATTGTCACATTATTAATACAATCGATCCAACTAAACTGTTCTACTTTAGAGTAACAAACTCAGGCTCAGGACACGGGCTTGTTCCATTCAAAGAAGATAAATTTATAACCATATACTCCGAACAAAATGGAGACACACCTGGACCACATCTGTATGTAGTAGACCCAGGCTCTGCAGGAAAAAATTTAAGAAGAACTAATGGAACAACTCTATCGTTTGGCGGAGACCTTCAGCCACACAACGTAGTAAGTCACTATCAATTTGATACACATGGAAGCACTACCCAATATCCGCATATAGTAAGTATGCCACATTGGTCAAACCCGTAAGGAAAAGGAGAAAGAAATGAAAATAAAGTTCTGTGGACCACAAAATGTTGTCGCAATTGACGTAGATGGGGATCATGAAGTTGTTGAAACAAAGCTAATTCATAGATTTAGCCTAGTCAACGGAGAAGTTGTAGACAAGTATCCAGGAAAGACAGATCGTGAGATCACTGAAATTGAATATGCAGAGGCTACTGCAAGAGTAGTAGCAGCACAAGAAGCATGGGATGAAGATGAGTCTGAGCACAAGGGGCCAAGACCAGAAAACTTGCCACCGCTACGTGCTCCAGAGGAGGACTAATAATGCCAATAACAAGCGTACCTCAACAGGTAACACCAGGTCTTTGGACATACACATACCTTCAAGCACCTCTTAACGGACAAGCTCGTCCATATCTAAATGTGCCTTCAGCACAGCTAGATCTTGGAACAATTGCCGCTTCAGGAGTTGCAACATGCAACTTAGCACTTGCTAACGTATTTAAGATGGTTGCAGGCGGAAACTGCACAGTAGCATTTAGCAATATTCCAGCAACAGGAACAGAGCCAAAAGCACAATTCTGGCAACTAGAAATTAAAACTGGTGGTAGCTATACAATCACATGGCCAGCATCAATTAAATGGGATGGTGGAGGAGCTTCTAACGTAGCACCACTTCTATCTACAAACACAACCGTTCTTAACTTTATGACAAGAGACGGTGGCACAACAATATTCGGTGCATACGCATTCGCTGATTTGAACGTTTAAAGGAGACAATATGTACGCCATAGTTGAAGACAAAAAAGTGGTCAAGGTTGGCGCACTATCTCAGTTATTTCCAAATCTTTCTATACCTCAATCGGTAAACGAAAAAGAGTTTGCAAAAGAAAACGGGTTACTAGAAGTAGTAACACCAGAGTTTGATGATTTCCAAGAAAAGATTGTACCTTGTGAACCATTTATTAAAGATGGCAAGGTATACTCAGTAGAAGTACAGAAGATGTCAGATGAAGAAAAATCAGATAACGTAAATGCACATATTAGTTTTGAGCTAATGTCTACAGCATGGGTCGAGACAGACCCAGATATGGACAAGAAATCTCTTGATGAATGGAAAGAATATAGAAAGAAGATTTCTTCTTTTAAAAACAACAAAGATGTATCTGAGATTACATGGCCTAAAAGACCAGCAGTAGAATTAGTGAAAATAATGGAGGAAGATCCAATTGCTTAGTAATAACATTATTTTTAGAAGAAATAGATTCACAACAACTGGATTACAGCTATGGCTAGATGCCGCACTCCCATCAACAATTACAAGAGACGGACTTGGAAAAGTATCACAATGGAATGACAAGTCAGGTCTAGGACGTAATTGCGTTCAAGCAACAGCAGCAGCACAACCAACATTTCAAGAAACAGGTATAGCAGGATTGCCTGCAGTTAACTTTGACGGAGCAGATGATTTCCTTCCATTTTCAGATCAGACCCTATCATGGATTGCTTCATCTTCTTTTACAGTTATTTATGTTGCATCAAAGCCAGCAAATGCAAACACGTATGTAATTGGCGGAACAAACTCAGGAACAAGAAATAATCTTATTGCTGGGTACGTATCCGCAAACACATTTAAGTTTGGCTTTGGTAATGATGATCAGAATGCTATTGTTACAGTAGGAACAGTCGGAACACCAGAAATTTACACACTTGTTTATAGCAATGCTGATAACTCACGCAGAGTTAGAAGAAATGGGGCTGACGTTGCAGTCGGTGCTTCTTCAGGCGGACTTACAAGCATGACAGGACAAGTAATAGGAAGATACTCTGCAACATTCGGAGCATTTAAGTTAGGCGAACTATTAATTTATAACAGAGCTCTTACAGTAGGCGAATACATCTCAATCGAAAGAGATCTTATTTCTAAATGGGCAATTAGCTAGGAGATCAAATGGCATATAATCCAAACAGATTTATTGGGCCAGTACTTCTAAGCACAACAAATACAAACCTTAAAACATTTACCAATAAGGCAATTGTTAAAAGTATATTCACAGCAAATACATTCAATGGACCAATTGCATTTAGCCTTTATTTAGTCCCAGTTGGACAGACCCCAGGACTGGCAAATAGAATTTTTGGTGACGTTCTTCTTGGAGAAAATACATCAAGATCAACAGAGACTACGCTAATTGTTAATGCTGGAGAGTCTATCTGGGCCTCCGCAAATGTTACTGGTGGAGTAAGTATCATGGTTTCTGGGGTAGAAATAGTTTAAAAGCTAAGCAATGAAAGGCTCAAATAGTAAGCCTTACAAAGGCTTATAACCCTGAGAATGGTATAATTTAAAAATGCCAGGAAATACAACACCTAAAGTATTCAGATATCCGACATTAGACATGTCGCCCGATGTCCCAAGAGACCTTGGCTATTTAGCAACAGACATAGATAATTATTTAACAAACAATCCAGGACCTACAGGACCACAAGGTCCAGCGGGTCCACAAGGTGCACAAGGCCCACAAGGTATTCAAGGCCCTAAAGGTGATACAGGCTTAACAGGTTTACAGGGAAACACAGGAGCAGCAAGTACTGTCCCAGGACCGCAAGGAAACCCTGGCGTTAAGGGTGACACAGGTTTGCAAGGACCTAAAGGTGACACAGGTGAACAGGGTCCACAGGGTATACAAGGCTTGCAAGGTCCACAAGGCTTACAAGGCGTTAAAGGTGATACAGGAACAGCATTAACAATTCTTGGAAACTATGCAACACCATCTGCATTTACTTCAGCTAATTTAGTTGGAGCCGCAGGCGATGCTTGGTTAATTCTTTCAACTGGCGTACTTATGGTTTGGGATACAGTAACAAGTTCATGGTTTGATGCAGGAGCTCTTCAAGGCCCAGCAGGACCAACAGGAACAACAGGTCCACAAGGTTTGCAGGGAATACAAGGACTTAAGGGCGACAAAGGCGATCAAGGTGAGCAGGGGCCAGTTGGTCCACAAGGTAACACAGGATTGCAAGGCCTACAAGGAATTCAAGGCATACAAGGTTTACAAGGTTTGCAAGGCCTTAAGGGTGATCAAGGAAATGAAGGAAGCAAAGCAACTTTTTCTATTACAGCCGCAACTCCTCCTGCAAATCCAGTAAATGGACAAGCCTGGTTTAATTCAGACAACGGAAGAAGTTATACATACTACGACTCTTACTGGGTAGAAACTGGATCTTCATTGTCTGGCCCCCAAGGACCTAAAGGCGATACAGGAGATCAGGGAATTCAAGGCCCGCAAGGAGTTGCTATAAATCTTAAAGCATCTTCTTTAACTGTTGCAGCATTGCCTTCAACAGGAAACGTTGTAAACGATGCAAGAATTGTAGAAGCAGATGGTGATCTTTATATTTGGGATGGTACATCTTGGACTTCAGCAGGACAGATTGTTGGACCACAAGGTCCACAAGGTATCCAAGGACCTAAAGGTGATACAGGAAATCAAGGTATTCAAGGCATTCAGGGCCTCAAGGGTGACAAAGGCGATACTGGAGAGCAAGGCATACAGGGAATACAAGGGCCTACTGGTTTAACTGGCAATACTGGCCCACAGGGCGCACAGGGAATTCAAGGTGTAAAAGGTGACACTGGAGATGTAGGACCAGCGGGTACAAGCCAGTATGTAAGTAAATTAGGAAACAATAATATTTCATTAACACCTTCAGTGCCAAATACAAGCATGACTTTGGTTACAACAGGTACTCAAAACTTAGCTTTAATGTCATCGCTATCTAGAATAAGCACTGGATCCAATAACATTGCAATGGGAGTTCTTGCTGGGTTTGCAATAGAAACTGGTTCCAATAACATAGCAATCGGTAATACATCAATGTCTGGACTTCCAGAAGATATTCCATATGACAAATCTGGTAATTACAACATAGGTATAGGTCCTGGTACATTAGATCTTGTTCATGGATCCTTTAACACAGCAATAGGAAGAGCAGCAGGAAATTCATTAACTACTGGAGATAATAATATTATTTTGGGCAACTTGTCAAACCCATCATCAGCAACAGTTTCAAATGAGATAACACTTGGCAATGACGCTATAGACAGATTTAGAATTCCAGGACTAGGAATAGACTGGACATCTTCTACAAAACCAGGATCTCCTTCAGGTTATACAAAAATAGGTACTGTTACTTCAAATTCTGGCACCACTGTTTCCTTTACTGGGCTAAGCGGTTATAATAAATATTTACTAGTGTGGAGCGGAGTTTATTCAGGCAGTGCTTTTACTATCCCTATTATAAGATTAAATAATGCCTCAACTAACCATGAGTTTATATACTCTGTTGCATATAATAGCTCTTCAATACCAGCATTAACAAATTGGTCGTTCAAAGGAACAAATGCTGGAAGCGTTGGAAATGTTTTAGGAACACCAAATGCTTCAGGATATGTTTACATAGATGGTGCAAATACAACATCTGGGATATCATTTTATGGATCTTCTGGTGGAAAGTGGTCAGATGCGAACAGTTCTGGAATGGGTACATTTGCAGGAGTTTATACGGGATCCGCAAAGGTTACTTCAATAGTTGCCGCTACAAATGATGGAGCATCTTATTCAAGTGGAACTTGGGTTTTGTGGGGAGCACAATAATGAGCGATATTATAGAATTTAATTACGAGACTGGTGAGACAACAATACGTGAGTATACAGAGGCAGAAATATCAGTAAATGAAGAGGTCTCTATTCAGGTAGATGAAATTCTTTCGCAGATTCCAGTTGCCGACCAATCGGTTGTTGACAACTTACAGTCTGCTATAGACAAGCTAACCTCTTTAGGCTTAACAGAAGCCGAAGCAAAAGCAATAGCTGGAATAAGGGAGATATAATGGCAATCGATTTTCCAAATAGCCCATCGTTGAATCAATTATTCACCGCTGGTGGAAGCACATGGATTTGGGACGGAATTGCATGGACCCTTCAAAGAATTACAACAGGTGCTCAGGGACCTCAAGGAGAAGTGGGTCCACAAGGGCCTGTAGGGCCTGTAGGGCCACAAGGAACATCTATTAATGTTAAAGCATCAGTAGTAAATGTAGCTGCCCTACCAACAACTGGCAACAGCTCAAACGATGCAAGAATTGTACAGTCCGATGGAGATCTATATATATGGGGCGGCACATCTTGGACATCCGCTGGCCAGATCGTTGGCCCAGAAGGCCCACAAGGTATTCAAGGTCCTAAAGGAGATACTGGAGACACTGGTGCAACTGGAGCTTCAGGCGGAATAACTTTAGCCGTTACAAACTCGGGATCTGGTTCATATACAATTAATGGTTCTGCTAATCCAACTTTATCTTTTATTCGGGGGCATAGATATGTAATTAATGTTAATGCAGTCGGACATCCGTTTTGGATTCAAACAGTTTCAGGTGCATATAGCGCAGGAAATGTTTATTCTACTGGAGTAACATTATCTTCAGGAACACGGGATAATGGAACAATTATATTTGAAGTTCCATTTAATGCCCCTCAACTTTATTATGCTTGCGAATACCACTCATCAATGGCTGGCTCTATTACAGTTTCTAATTTAGGTCCACAAGGTATCCAAGGACCAAAAGGTGACACGGGAGAACAAGGTATTCAGGGAATACAAGGCTTAACTGGTAACACAGGCGCACAGGGCACACAAGGTATACAAGGTATTCAGGGACCTAAAGGCGACACTGGAGCGGACGGACCAGTCGGAACCCCATCACCAGGATCAATTACTAATGCTATGCTTGTAAACTCATCAATATCAATTAACAACGCCCCAGTAGCACTCGGTGCAAATATAAACCTTGCAACTACAGCATATTCAAACGGAACAAATACTGCAAACTCAAATAAAATATTCTATAACACATCTGGAACGCCACCAACTGGCACTGCAGCTGGCGATTTATATATATTCTTTTAGGATAGCATATGACTATAAAAGCATATGATGGAACAACATGGCAAACACAAAAATCATTAAAGATTTATAATGGTTTGTCTTGGTCAACCGCAAAACAAGCATGGATTTTTAACGGAACGAGCTGGTTAATAAATTATCCAGAGTCTCCTCAAAATGTATCTGGAGCATCTATATCCACACTATCTGGAACTGCAGGAAGAATTGGTTGTGTATATATTGCATCGGTAGGTTCATGGAATTCAAATGATGCATATATTCCCACTTCTTATTCGTATCAATGGACAAGAGATGGTTCAGATGTAGCTGGTCAAACAAATAATACTTATACTACAGGTGCAGCCGATGCTGACAAAGTAATAGGTTGTAGAGTAACAGCAACTAATTTTAGAGGAAGTACTCCATCTTCAGCAACTACAGGGCTTCAAATGCTAACACATGTCTCATCTTTAACTGGATCAAATACGACACTAACAGTAGGTTCTCCAACAGTTTCATTTAATCCAAATGGCTTAAGCTATAGCGGATCTTGGAACCTTGTACCAAATGCAACTACCTATGAAACCACGTCTGGAGGAACCGCAGGATCACCTTCAGTAGATTTAGGAAACAGAATATTTAGTGGAACTGGAACTGCAGGAAATGCATCATTTTCAGTAAGAGCGGTAAATACAAATAGGAGGATTTCTTTAAGTTGGACAGCAGCAACTGGGGCAACATCTTATGATCTTTACGTTAACGGAGGGTTTTTTGGAAATGTGGGTAACACAACAACCTATCCATATACTCCACCTGACGACAATGCCAGAAACTTTACCATATATCCTAGATCATCAGGAAATGTTCAAGGCTACGGAGCATCAGTAACATCAACTATAGCAGCACCAGCAACACGAAGCGATTATGGAACAGGATCAGGAAATCTTGTCCAACCTAATGCAACTTCTCCTACATCTGCTAACGCCAGCGTATCTAGCACTAACCTATCCGTATCTTGGAGCGGAGCAACAAATGCAACTAAGTACAGAGTATATTGGGCACAAGGATCTAGCATATCTTTAGATCCAGCCGTATCTTACGATGCCCCAGAATGGACAGGAACTTCTGCCAGCTACAATGGATCATATGGAGAAGGAAATACTTATTATTTTTATATATCAGCATCTGGAGACAACAATGTTTGGACACCGTATGGAGGGTATAAGGCATCAGGCACAGTTCCTGTAACCGCTCCAGGCACTCCCTCTGTATCTATAAGCAGTATTACTGCATCTTCATTTTTAATATCTTGGGGTGCAACAGCTGGCGCTGATTCTTATGCGGTCTCAGTAGGTACGTCACCTGGCGGTAGCAATATATTAAATACGTCTGGAATTACAGACACATCACGTGGTGTTACTGGGCTGTCTGCATCAACTACATATTACGCAACAGTAACTGCTTACAAGAATATATACGGGTTTGGTTCCCCTGGCTCTACATCTGCAACGACTACTCAATCACCAACAATAAACTTTGGGACACCAACAAGGCCAACATTTTATCGAAGCGGAACAACAGTTAAATGGGGAATGGACAACCCATCATTTTCAGGTCCATTCGATCCTTATGGAATAGAATGGGAAGTTGGAAACAATGCGTCTACTGGCAACATCTCATCTGGAAATACAAAAAGTTATAATACCAGCTATATCTCTACTTCAGGACTGGGATCAGTTTGGAACTATATTGTTGGTACTCATGCTGGAGATATTCCTGCAACCTCAAGCCCTAGATATTTAAGATTTAGGATATACGGATATAACACAGTTACTAATGCGTTTGTCGATGGACCGTGGTCACCATGGTCACTCTAAGGAATATGATATGATATCTAAAGAAGAAAAGATTTTTATTATAGATGGTTACCTAAAATCAAAAGGTGCTGAAAGAATTATGTTGAATGATAGGATTACTCCTGACTTAACTCAGGAGGAGCTTGCTGAAATAAACCTCAGCATAGAGTCAATAGATCAAAAGATTCAAGCCATTGAGTCTGAAAGAATAAAAATAGAAGAAGGAGAATAAAATGCCAACATATACAGTTCTAACAAATGATGAGAAAGCAGCAATTGCTCAAGCAGAAATTAGAAATCTAGAGTATCAGATGTATACACTTGAAGTAAGACTTATCGCAGAAAATGCAAAGTCAGACCCAGATGAAACAGCTGTTTCAACTTTAACTACATTAATTGCTGAAAAGCAAACACAAATAGCAGCACTTTAATTAAAAGAGGAGGATGGAATGTCATATAAAAATAGAGTCTTAAACGACTTTCCAAACTCATTTTATTTATTAGATGAAGTGCAGTCAGGTGCTACTGACACATACACCGAGCTGTTATCTCAATATGCAACATACCAGGCTTTAAAAGATAGCGGTATCACATACGGACAAATAAGCGGTCTAGAGATATATGACTACTCAGGTAGTTTAAATAATGGTACCGCTTCCTTTGCATCCACAAAAGAGATAATGCCTTTAGTGACAGGATCCGTAAGAGGAACTGAGCTTTTGACATCAACAGTAATTAATTATAGCCCTAAAGGAATTGCAACAAAATACTATAAAGATAATTCTTTTTCTATAGAGGCATGGTGTGCACTTCCAGGTTATAGCACAAGCACAACAATAGTTGGAGATGTCACTAATAACATTGGAATATTTTATCAGAATGGTAATATTATATTTAAAGTCGGGGCTAATCAAGTTCAGGCTACAGTATCAAATTCTGAAGTAGTATATATAGTTGCCATATTTCAAAGCAATATTTTGTCGCTATATATAAACGGATTAATTGCTGATGCATTAGAGATAGACTCATATAAGTTTTCTAATGAGTTAGTTGCTTTTCAAAGTGGACCAGCATCTGGAAGAGTTGTAGTAGACTGTGTTGCATTTTATAGATATGCACTATCTGGAACTCAGATATTAAATCATTACTCTGAGGGAACTCAAGAAGTAAATATATCTCAAATTGTGGCAGCAGATAATGGGTACCTATTTAGCATGAACACGGAATCAATTAGACCTAAGTTTATATACTCATACCCAACATCAAAGACATGGTACGAGGTGGCAACGGGAGGAATCTCAATATCTGATGACAATTCATTTATCTATATACCAGAAACAGAAACTTCAGCAACGGCATCATTTACATTTACTGACTACTTCATTGTCCCAAGCTATTTAAATATCGATACATCCCAGATCCACTGGAGCAATGATGTAACTGGAATTCTTGTAGAGGCCAGCATCGATAATATTACTTGGCGGACATGCAAGAATGGAAGTCCTCTTCCTTATATCAATAAGAACGATAATCAATTTTCAGAGATAGTTTATTTAAGGATAACTCTATCCTCTGCAGATACAAGTAAATATCTTCCAATTCTTAGATCCCTAGAAATAGCCTTCTATACTGGAAAGAACTTTTATAGCGACAACTCGGGATATTATGTATCCTCTGCATATGACTACTCTCTACCCAAGGTTAATAGCAAGACCCTTTCTTATAATAAATACAATGGGCTTGTTATGTATGACGGACATGGATTCTCATTGAATTCTATTCCCGCCGTTTCTTGCATAGAGATGATATACACCCCACAGTATAATCAGAATGTCTTATTTTCAGGAGCTACTAAAAAGTACGAGTGGGATAATACGGGGCTAATAACAAAGACAGGGATCTCCTCAATTTATGTCAATGGCATAGATAGGACGGCGGATACAAATGTCTGGAACTTCCTAGTAGTAGATACCCCACACCATATTGTAATAAATCTAACATCAACAGACACCAACATAAAATTTAATCAAAATCAGAATGACTCCAAGTCTGGGCTGGGCCATATGTATAACAATGTAGCCGTATATGAGAGCACCTTGTCCGTAAATCGGATATTAAACCATTACCTGCTATATACTGGGAATACAATTAATCAAATAAATGACACATCCTTTTCTATAGTAGAGTCATCTTTAGGTGACGATTCGACCCCATTCTTTATAACCGTGGTAGAGCCAGAGTCAGTTACCATATAGTTTTGTCCATCTGATGTACAAACTCTAGACTTTAGCACGAAATAATGGTATGATTTATGTCTATGGATATGAGCAAAGCTAGATATAACATTAATGAAGAAGAATCGATTCTGGGCATATATGTCTGGGAAATGCCAGATGGCAGATGGATTGGAGACGATGATGGGAACTTTCTTTCGATCACGTCCAAAAAAGGTAATAGATCCAACATCGATGCTTTGGCTAGAGAAGTTCGCTCGTTCGGCGTATACGAAGGCGGGCCTAAATTTCTTTCCGCTAGAAGGAAGATTGACGATGAAGAGTTCCAGCATCAAAAGCAAAGACTCGACTGGGGATTAGTTCCAGATCCATACGATATAGGAAACTATAAAGACGAAATGAAGAAACTAGGTGGTTTAAGATGACAGTAGAATTTCTTGGTGAAGATAACTCAGAAAACATTATCGACATATCAAATACAGCAGATTGGTTTTCTTTTAAAAAAGACGAAAAGAATAATGACCCATTTGCAGTAGGCCTAGAAGACCTAAAGAAGTTTAGAGGCTTAGGCTCATCATTTAAGCGCAGAATTAATAGAGAATTCTCAAAGTCTTTTACTGGCATAGATGAAACAGGAACACAACAAAATCTACTTGCACAAGCCATAACTGGCTATGCAATGTTCGATCTTATTGAGCCTCCATACAATCAAGAATACCTTTCAAAGATATATGAAATTTCAACATATAACTATGCAGCAATTAATGCAAAGGTTGCCAACATTGTTGGCCTAGGATATGACTTTGTTGAGACAAAGAAAACAAACGATGCCTTTGACTCTATTACAGATGATAAGCAATTAGAAAGAGCCCGTAGAAAGTTAAACAAGCTACGCCAAGATGTACACGCTTGGCTAGATACAACCAACGATGAAGATACATTTACCCAGACCCTGATTAAGGTTTATACAGACCTAGAAGCAACAGGAAATGGCTATATTGAAATAGGAAGAACAACAGGCGGAGACATAGGGTATATCGGTCATATCCCAGCAAAGACAATGCGTGTTCGTAGACTAAGAGATGGCTTTGTTCAACTACTATACGGCAAGGCAGTATACTTTAGTAACTTCGGAGACAATGAAGTAGAGAACCCAATCGCTGGTCAAGAAGATCGCCCAAATGAAATTATTCATTTAAAGAAATATACACCAATGAACAACTACTACGGTATTCCAGATATTATTGCAGCACAGGTAGCCCTTGCTGGAAATGAATTATCTGGCCGTTATAACCTAGACTACTTTGAAAACAAGGCGGTCCCAAGATATATCATTACAGTAAAGGGAGCAAAGCTTTCTCCAGAGTCAGAGCGTAAATTGCTTGAATTTTTTCAAGTAGGATTAAAGGGGAAGAATCACAGATCTCTATATGTTCCACTTCCAGCAGATAGCCCAGACTCAAAGGTTGAATTTAAAATGGAGCCTATTGAAGCAGGAAATCAGGAAGGCTCATTTGAGAAATATCGTAAATCAAATAGAGACGAAATCCTATTGGCCCACCGTGTTCCAATTAATAAAATAGGAACCCCAGAGGGAGTTAATTTAGCGGTAGCCCGAGATGCCGATAAAACATTTAAAGAGCAGGTTTGCCGACCAGCTCAAATGATATTAGAGAAAAAAATTAATGCAATATTTGACGAAAAGACAGATGCCCTAACTTTAAAGTTTAATGAATTAACTTTAACGGATGAGGATACCCAATCTCAAATAGATGAAAGATATTTAAGAATGCAGGTAATTACTCCAAACGAAGTTAGAATTAGAAAGGGTATGATCCCTGTAGATGGCGGAGATGAAATGGTTGATTTAAAGCCACAGCAAGCCGCTGACCAAAGGGCAACCGCTGGGAAAACCAGGGCCCGAGATTCCGAAAGGTCTGCAGGTTCTTCTGATAAAGTCGGAGAAGGACGAAATGCCAAAGGCGACGGAAGACAGGTCGACTAAGTCCACTCAACTGTTATTTGCTTTATAGTCTATAACACTATAAAATTAAGCATATGAACATTGAAAAGTCTTTATGGACCAGTGACGGCAACGTTATTAATCTGTCGGTGCCTTTTACTAAGGTTAACCGTGAAAAAAGAACTGTTTCTGGATTCGCTACGCTAGACAATATCGATCAAACTGGAGATGTTGTAACAGCGGAATCAAGCCTCAAGGCATTCGAAAATTTCCGTGGAAACATTCGTGAGATGCATGGATCAAATGCAGTAGGAAAGATGGTTTCTTTTAAGCCAGAAACTTTCTACGACCCAAAGTCAAAAGAGTTCTTCAATGGAGTATATGTTGATGCATACATTTCAAAGGGTGCTCAAGATACTTGGGAGAAGGTTCTAGACGGAACACTATCTGGATTTTCAATCGGCGGAAAGATTCTTGAATCAGATAACGAAGTAAACAAGGCGAATGGTAAGACCGTAAGATTTATTAAGAACTATGAACTAATTGAGCTTTCTATTGTTGATTCACCAGCAAATGAACTTTGTAACATTCTTTCTATTCAGAAAGTAAATGGACAATACATTGCTAAGGGAATTGCAGTAGGCGTAGTAACTGAAAACATATTTTACTGTGAAGACAGTGATTCTGTTTTTATCTCAACAGATAAAACATACGACTCTCCAGTATCTGGAAAGCCAGCGGAATTAATAGGATGGGTTGAAAGCTCAGACGTTAATAAAGCAAAAGAGATAGACAAGATTCTTGATGCATATAAGCATTCAAGATTTACGTTGCCTGAAACACAAACAATTGCAAAACAGGCAAACGCAGAAGGAGGTAATGAAATGTCAGATAATACAGAAAACGTAGTTGTCGAAGATGTTGCAGCAGAGGCACCAGCCGAAGCAGTAGCAGAAGAAACAGCCGTTGAAGATACAGCAGTAGTTGCAGATGATGCAGCTCCAGCTGAAGCTCCTGCAGAAGCAGTAGCAGAAGACGTTCCTGCCGAGACTCTGGAAAAAGCAGCCGAAGTATCAGAAGATAAGGTTGATGAACCTGATTTTGCGAAGATGTTAGGCGATCTAAAAGGCTTTTTCTCAGAAACTCTAAACAAGGCATCTGAAGCAAATGCAGCACAAGTAACAACAATCCAAGAGACTGTTGAAACTTTCAGCAAGAGCGTAGATGCTAGAATTTCAGAGTTGGCAGAACAACACACAGCACTTTCAAGCGCTGTAAATAACATCAAGAACACGATTGATGGTGTACAAAAGCGTGTCGACGCAGTAGAATCAGAGACTGCAATCAAGAAGTCTTCAGATCTTGGCCGATCAGAAGAAGTAACAATCAAAAAATCTAAATGGAACGGTTCTTTCCTCGGTTCCGTAAACGAAATATTCAACTAAGGTAGGTATAAAATAATGAGCAATGAAACATTAGAAAAAGCAGTTGCAGCTGGAACTACAGCTACAGGCACATTTGCCTCAACAACTGGTGGAACAGGAACACACCGTGCATCAGAAGCTGGTAACGGTGGACTTCTTAACCCAGAACAATCAGCTCGCTTCCTTGACTATATGTTCGACGCAACCGTAATCGGTAAGGTCGCACGTACAGTTCGTATGAAGTCAGACACAGCCGAGATTGACCGTATGTCCGTTGGTGAGAAGCTTATGAAGCTTGCAACTGAGGCAGACGATACAGCATCTAACAATGCAGTAACTTTCTCAAAAATCTCTTTGACAACAAAGAAACTCCGCATGGACTGGGAGCTTTCAACAGAGTCTCTAGAAGACAACATCGAAGGTGCAGATCTAGAAGATCACATTGCACGTTTGATGGCAACACAGGCAGGTAACGACATTGAAGATGTAATCCTCAATGGAAATACTTCCCTAACAGGAGACGCTCTTTACAAGTCATTCGATGGCGTTGTAAAGAAGGCAAAGGCATCAGGTCGTGTCGTAGACGCAGCTGGAGCCGCAGTATCACGTGAAGTATTCAACAAGGCACTTAAGGCTATGCCACGTAAGTACAAGCAACGTCGTGGAGACCTTCGCTTCCTTGCTGGATCAAACTTGATTCAGGATTTCCTATATGCTAACAGCATTGGAACAAACCAAACAATTCCACAAGATATCGCTTCAAGCGTAATCCGTGGTGGAGTTGCACCACTAGGTGGACCAGCAGGATATGTGGCACCATTCGCATTCGGTATTCCGATTGTTGAAGTTCCACTACTTAATGAGACACAGACTGGTACATACGCAACACCAACAGGTTCACATGGAGATATCCACTTGACATTCCCAAATAACGTAGTTATTGGTATCAAGCGTGATGTAACCGTTTACCGTTTCTTCCAGCCACGTAAGGACACAATTGAGTACACAATGTATACTCGTGTTGGCGTTCAAATCGAGCAGGCAGACGCTTGGGTAGTTGTAAAGAACGTTAAGGTTGCTTCTTAATTAATTTAAGATAAAACCCTCGAAAGGCCCCTAATTAATTTTAGGGGCTTTTCATTTTAATTTATCAATGCTATAATTGAAGAACCTAACAAAGGAGAAATATATGTCATTTGAGACATTGAAGGTCGCAGAACTCAGAAAAATTGCAGAGGACTTTGCAGTTGATACTGATGGTATTAAAAGTAAGACAGATATCGTAGCCGCCCTTGCGGAAGAGGGAGTCACTTGGTCTGTTTATCAAAAAACTATTAAAGATATGGAAGACGCAACAGATGAATTTAACGAAGACGCAGAAGAGATTCTTCCTAGATTTAACCTAGATGCTCAGCCAGAAGATACAGTTCTAGTTAGAATGACTAGAGAAAACTTCAGATACGATATCATTGGATTTACATTTACAAAAGAGCACCCTTTTATTGCAATGACAGAAGAAAATGCTCAAGAAATTTTTGATAAGGAGGAGGGCTTTAGATTAGCAACTCCAAAGGAAGTTCAGGAGTATTACAACTAATCTAAGCTTATAAAATGGCAGAGATATATGTAAACAGCAATTCACCAATCAGAACGAAGATCTACTGGGAGGGTGAATTAGCATCACCTACAGGCAACGTAACCGCAAAGGTTTATGACATTACTCAAAACCCTGCCAACGTTATATCTTCTACCAATTTATTACTTACCTTAACTGGAACAGCTGTTGAAACAGATGTCGGCACATATCAAGTCGTGCTTCCATTTTCTTATTCAGGGTATCCCAGAAAACTAAAACTTGTCTGGGAATACACCATAGCTCCATCAAAGATAGGAACTCATACAACTTATGTAAATGTTGTAACTCCATATATTTCTATCAATGAGCAAATAGATGAATTGAACTTTGGGTCGGATCCAAGTGATCCTAACTATAAGACATACGCAGATCTTCAGATGGCTGAACGATATGCAAGAAAGATAGTTGAAGACTACACAGGACAAGAGTTCTACTTATATCCAGATACTAAGATTATCTACGGAGACGAATCAGATACCCTTCCATTATCATCTAAGTTAAATCGGATTTATCAAATCTATTCTAATGATATCTTGTTAGTGGATAATCTATCTACTCCAAAGGTAAATAACTGGCTATATGACCCAATCGTTTCAGAGACAGGTTTTGGAATAAGAGTTAATAGAGTAAACCTTTTAGACAATTCAGTATATGTCGCAAACGGTCTAGTTCCTCCAACAATTAATGACACATACAATGGAGTCTTTTCTAAGAATGTTAAGTACAAGATTGTTGGCGAATTTGGATGGGACCTAGTTCCTGCTCAAGTACAGATGGCAACAGTTGAACTAATGAAAGACTATTTCTCAAAGGACAAGGTCTGGAGAAACAAGTACATTAAGTCTATTAAGACATTTGACTGGAGTTTTGAATATAACAGATCAGCGTCAACAGGAACAGGTAATCTATATGCAGATCAATTGCTTGCTCCACATGTTATATCTCAAATGGTCCTTATCTAATGTATGATCTTGTCGACTCCGTTCTTCCAATGCTTATTGATATATATAGGCAATTTGAAACACAGGACCCAGCGACTGGATCTTTAAAGAAAGAGTGGCAATTTAATAGAACTATTGCATGCAGTGCAAAAGGAACTATTAGTAATTCTACAGCCAATAGATCTGGAGACAAGCAGACCTTTTCAAACAAATATGTTAATGAGCAGATGATTCAAATAAGAACTACATCCAAGTTAGTATTTAACGAAAAGGTTACAAACATTAGAAATTTAGACGGAACTGTTATTTGGGAAGAGATTAACTTTCCAAGCAACACGCCAACAGTATTTGAAGTAATGGGAGTTACTCCAATTACAGAACCGATGGGCGGAATTATTGGTTACAATACAACCGTTAAAAGATCGGAGAACCAGGTAATTGGACAGTAGCGTAGCACTATTACAAACCGCCAGTGGTCTAGAAAGATTAATGGCAGGGTCAGCTCCAGGAGTAATAAGAGATAGCACAGTAGCACAGATATCTGCATTCTTGTATTATGAAGCAGCGGTTCTTTCTAAGTTAACATCTAATGCTGAGTTTAAGAATTTATTTAAAACAACGATATTCAATCAAATAGAAAAAGACTTTGGCCAATATGTGGATGCCCAAGCAAGAACAAAGCCCAGAAGCCTGCACCATGTATATGAATGGAACAAGACTGGAAATCCTGCATTTAGATTATTTGATTTATATTTAATAGACACAGGCGGACTTTCATTTAGAATAGGCCGTAATTTTAAATTATCTAAATCAGCCGTGCCATCTAAAAATAAAAAACAAAAGAGAAAATATGTATTTGCAAACAAGGCTTCTGTAATGGAAGAAGGAATGCCCATAGTAATTCGTCCAAAGTCCGCAGAGCGCTTAGTATTTGAATTAGATGGCTCAACAGTCTTTATGCCTAAAGGTACCTCTGTGACCGTTAAGAGGCCTGGAGGTAAGGCTGCAACAAATCAATTTGCACTTACGTATGGGAGATTCTTTGGCGGGCAACTAGTAAACTCTTCAATAAAATCTTCTGGTTTTCAAAGGATATTTAATTCTAAGATCACAAGGGCTTTAAGCGTTCCAATTAATATTAAAAAGGTGCAGTATAGCTTTAGTGCTGGTAAAATAAGAATGCAGGCAGATGCAGCATTAAGCTCATCATTTGGAGGGTCACTATGACAGCAGATTACAAGATAGATGCAATGTTTGAGCTTCGCAAGTTTTTGTGGGCACAACTAAAGCTGACTGGCCTATTTGATCCAGATGACTACTACTCAGATAACTTAGGGTCTGAGATAGTTCCTATTGTCCCAGTTCAACAATTGCCAGAGATGGATCAATTCCTAAATGGCAAGAAGCATATCGTATATGATAAGATCGGAATGTCATACGAAGAAAACTGGCTCATATGCTGTGAGAAGGTTTTATTTACCCTATATTCAACAGATGTTACAGAGTTATATGAGATGAGAAACCTCATGACCGACCTATTTAGAAGAATGGACGAATCGGCAAATGATGTCAATATATCAAAGACTAGCAATAATCTAATTTTCCACAGCATTTATATTTCGGAAACATCTCCAATTGAACCATCCCAAGAACTTCAGGGGTTCCTATCAACTGACGTAATCCTGGAAGTCAAGTACTCTAGAGTTACAGATAGGCTGGGAAGATTCGCCTAGTTGCTTTTAAAGGGGTAATCCAGTAAAATTGGACTAAGAGGAAATGAGCCTAGCCAGCTTGATTTACAGCAAGTCAATATATATATATTTATTTAATGGAGGTTTTACAACATGGCACAAAACACAGGTAATGCTAGAAATATTCTTGTTGGTGCGTCACCACTATTCTTGTCAGTAGAAGATTCTACTACATCAGGATACGTAGAAAACTTGATTCCAGGCACAGCAGTATCAGGTGCAACTGGACGCAACAAGACAGTTCCAGCATTTAAGAACGGTACAGCAGGCTCTGGAACACCAGTAGTCGGTTATGTAGCAGGTGAGTCATACATCACAACTCTTAACGGAGTAGACGTAGACGCATCAGGAGCAGCATCAGCAACTACAGGAGCTGCATACCGTAACGTAGGTTACACAAATAACGGTCTTCAAATTACTTACAACCCATCATACGGTTCAGTAACAGTAGATCAGCTTCTTGACTCAGCAAAGCTATTCAAGGAGACAATGGAAGTTATGATTGCAACAGAATTCGCAGAAGGTACTCTTGAGAACGTTCTTGGCGTATTCGGACAATCAGCAGCAACTCTTACTGAATCAGGTAAGAAGCTAGGTCTTGCAGCAGGTGCACTAGGAGAAGCTCCAGTTGAGCGTCAATTAGTTGCAGTCGGACAAGCTCCAACAACTGCAGCATCATCAAAGACAGAGCGTGTATATTATGCTCGTCGTGTTCTTTCTGTACAACAGTCACAGTTCTCTTTGGCTCGTAACGCAGCATCAACATTCCCAGTAACATTCCGTTTGCTTCCATCAGGAGC